TTGTCTAATAATTTCTTTTTTTTGCTCATTATCTCCAGCAATTGCTAATTCAGCTTCTTTTTCTGCATTTAATTGAGCAATCCTTTCTTCACTTGCAGCTTTTTCGCTTGCACTTACCATATCAATTGCGGCCATTGCTGCTGTACTTGCTGCAGCTGAACCAGCTAATATTGCGTCTTTTGTAGCTTGTTCTTTTTCCTCTTTTGTTGCACCTTCTTTATTTATTTGTTTTATAGAAGCTGCAAAACCTTCAACTTGACTTTTAAATTTACTAACAGATTGAGGATTAAAACCTAATTGAATTAATAAGCCATTATTTGCAAATTCGAATAATTCATCAAATTGAGCTTTTAACCTTGCTGCCCTTTCTTGCTCTTGTTTTATTTCTTGTGCATTTTTTTCATTACGATATTTTGTATCTTGAGCAGCTAATTGTTTATTTAAATCTTCATTTGAAGCTATTATATTTTTAATTAACTCACTATCCGCACTAACTTCAGCATCAAGTAGTTTTTGTTTATAAATATCATTTGCAAGTATCTTTGCACTAATTATATCTCTTTCAGCTTGTATAATTGCTAATTTTTTAGCATTTTCGGCTTCTTTTGTAGTAGTTACCTCGTCTTCTATTTGTTTTTTTCTGTCCTCAAATGCCTTTACCAATGTACTTTTTTCGCCTAATATAGAATCAATTTTATTTTTAACAGAATCTCTATCAGCGTCTTTTTGCAATTGAATAATATCGTTAAAAGTTTTATTAGCAAAACTTAATTCTTTATCTAAAATATCTTTATTAACTAAAAATCCATTTTTATCTCTAACTTTAGCTTCTTCCGCTAATCTATTATTAGAGTCTGTTATTATTTGTAAAATGTCATCTTGATATTTTATTTCAAGTTGCTTTAGTTTTTCTTTTTCTTTTGCTATTTTTTGTGGGTCTTCTTTTCTTGCCTCTAAATCAGCAATGTAATTTTTTTGATTTACTATATCTAAATTAGATAAATCTTTGATAGCTTTTTCCCTAACTTTTATTATCTCATCCAATTCCTCTTTTTCTAATTGAGCAGCTGTTTTGCCTTTTTTGCTTTTTCCTGCTTTTTCTGATACCATTTGCGCTTCACCAGTTACAGACGTTGTAGCACCAGAAGTAGTTGTAGCTAAATTTTTTTGCTGTTCTTTTTGCGTTTGTTTTGCGGCCGTTGCAAATACCGTTTTAGCTTTATCTAAATTTTTATTTAGTTTATTAATATCTATATTAAACATTGATGCAAAAGGTTCTACTATTTTAAGCATTCCTTTTACAAAATCAATCAAATTATTTTTAATTTTGCCAAATGTATTATTAAATATCGTAGACAATCCTTTAATATAATCTCCAACGACACCAATTGCACCTTTAAAATCACCTCTAAAAATAGCACCCCAAAAGTCTACAAATGTTTGAACTTGTAATTTAATTATTTGAAGCGCGCCAACTAAAACATCTTTAAAAGTTTTTATTCCTAATAATACATATTCTAATGCTGCTCTAACTTGACTCATTGCAATATCAAACACTTTTGCAAATATAGAAGCACCATTTGAAACTCCACCAAAAGAACTACCTATTTCAGCAAATACATCTATAATAGCAACTCCTACTTCTTTTACTGTATTCCATAAAGCCATAAACAAATCACCTATTCTAGCTACATATTGACTTTCGCTAAAAAATGTGGATATACCACTACCAAGTGCTGCAAAAAAGTTACCTATATATGGCAAAGCTTCAGCAATTACATCTATAATTGGAGTAAATACATTTAATATTCCACTACCTCCGGCAAGAAATGCCCCAAAACTGTTTGACAATCTTGTTAAAGCGCCTTGAAATGTGTTGGTATTTGTTTGGGCTTGTGTTAAAGCCACGCCTTGCTCACCAACCGCTGCTGTATATTGTTTAAATTTGTCTGTACTATCTAATAATATTTGACCAGCAGTAACTGATTCCAATCCAAATAACTTGGTTAATTCTTGAGAACGTTTAATAGGGTCTTGTATATTAGCAAATTCATTTTTTGTTTGCTCTAATGCAGCATTAATATCAAATTGACCATTTACATATCCCTTTCCAGCATTTGCTAGTTTTAATATAATATTTCTTAATTGTGTACCAGCTTCAGCCCCTTTTATTTGTTTGTCTCCTAAAGTTTCTTGTAATGCTACAGCTTGCTCTACACTTACATTGTTGGCTTTAGCTACAGCACCAAACTTCTCCAATCCTTGGGCCAAATCTGGAATAGCTACAGCTCCTGCTTTTGAACCAGCTGCAAGCACATCAATAACTCTTGCACTTTCTTCAGCTCCAAAATTAAATTGATTTAATGTACCAGTCAAAGAGTTTACAGAACTCTCTAATGAATCACCACTCGCTTTACTTAATAAAATAGCTTGTTTTGTTACCTCTGCTAATGCTTCTTTATTTTGTAATAAATCTGGTTTTGCACTACCTACTAATTTAAAAGCATTTACTGTTTCGCTTAAGCTTGAACTTAATGTCTTATCTTGAGCTATCTCTTTAGCTTGATTTCGGTAAAATTCTAAATCTTTTGTAGTTACACCTGTAATAGACTGCAATTCTGCTAATGATTGTTGAAATTCAGAATTTACACTAATCATTTTATAAAAAACACCAACAATAGCAGTTCCAGCAGCTGCCATTGCTGTCATAGGATTAAATAAACCACCAATTGAACTACCTAAATCTTTAAAACCACCTTTTAACTTGTCAGTCAATCCGCTTAAGCCACCTGTAGACTTATTTGTATTATCTATTGCTTTTGATACATTATTTAGGTCTTTTTCAACTTCTTTAGTGTCTAAATCTAATTTTATAGGTTTGCCAACGGCTTTTTCAACTTCTTTTGATTCCTTTTTAATTGTTTCATAATCGGTTTTAAGCTCTGATATGTCGGCTCTATACTTTATTATTATCTCGTCTGCCATATTATTTCTTGTTTTGTTTTTCTAGGTTTTTTATTTTTATTTGAAATTTACGCAAAGCCGAAAAATACACACTCATTGGGCTTTGTTTAATCAAATTTTCTTCTTCTACGCTTTCACTTATATATGTTATTTGTTGTTCTATTTGCCTTTGATAGTCAAATATTAGCTTGGCTGGGTTTTTTGTTGTATCTGCTTCATTACTTTCCGAAACACCTCCATTTGCGATTCCAAATTTTGTGCTAATATATTCAAGTTCAATGCTGATAAATTTTGCGATTTCAAAAAGTCCGCTAACATTGGCTCGCAAAAAAAAACCTCGCTATCCTCTGCAGTCATTAAAGTATCTCTTATATCTTTGGCTTTTTCAAGTAGAAACTCATTTGATATGGCTTCGTTCTTCTCATCCTCTCGTAAATATAATACAGCCATCAACTCATATAACATATTTGTGTCCATTGCAATTTGTCTTCTAATATCTAATGCCTCAACTGCAGACCTATATTGGTTTATGTTATTAAAACTTCTTGTTGCCTCAATCCATTCATTTAGAGTAACATTTGTTATTCTATTCTGCATTTCCATTAATCTAGTAGTGTATTGTGCGTGGTAACGTTCAAAATTAATTTGACTCATAGTATCGCTAAAACGATAATACTTATATCCACCTACTGAAGTAAATGCATAAATCATCTTTTGATTTCCGTGTGGTGTTTTAACTTTTTTACCAAAAATGTTTTTAAATGGATTTTTCATTTTTTTTATTTTTTAAAATTCGCAAGTTTCATACAAAACATCACTTGTAAACTCACAATCATTAAATTTTAATTTTATAACGTTGGCCTCATCAAAACTACCAGCACAATTGATATATTCAATTGGTATAATAGTTCCAGTAATGTCGGTTAAAGTTAATGTAAAGATATTAGCGTTGTCAAAATTTGCCAAAATCTCATCATCTGTAAGGTATATTTCGCCTCCTTGCTCTGGCAAGTTTATTTTGCAGGTTTGCCCTTTCTTTTTAAATGAAAGTATGCAATCAACTGCTGAATGTGCCAACAAAAGATTTGTTTCGCAAATTGATGCTTCTAATAATGGATAACAATATGAACTCATAGGTTAATAGTTTGGAAATAGTTTATCATAAATCAAAGTCGCTATTACACTCACACTAATAACGACAAAAGGATAGTAAATAGGCTCAATAAATAATACTGGTAAACTCCATACACTACTCATACAAGTTGGGCATCCTATTGTAGGTTTTTTAATGTACTTATTTTTGATTATTAAATCCAAAAAGTCGTATAATTTACCGAATATCATATCTTCTCCAGAAGCTAACTTAAATGAATTAATAGCAAAAGCTACCATTAAGCTAATTGAGAATATTTCTATCAAATTAAATAAAATCATATAATAATTTTTTATGCAAATATACAAATTAAATGTTAAAGTAAATATTTTCCTTTAAAATATTTCGCTTAATTAAAAAATATGTATTAAAAGCATATCTCAAAGTATCTAAAAAGTCAGCTCTTTGTGCTAAATCATTTCTATCTTTTTTTACTAATCCTTTGTCATCAGCTTCGGTATATTTTAATTCGTATATTAAATTCTTACATTTAGGGTCAATTGATATGTTTTTGTGCCTATAAAATACAAAATTACACAATTCAATTGAAGAAATCACACTTGGATTTGCTCTTGGAACTTCTAATCTAGTACCTAAATTAAACGCTTTTTGAATTTGTAGCCAGTTAGATAGGTTTGCGGTTGTTTCTGTACGTCCAGTTGCATCTCCTGTAAACTTTGCTCTGCTTAATTCAATTGGTGTATATCTTGCACTTATTTCATTGATTAAATCTTGAGTCTTTGCATTCTCAATCTTAATTTCATTGATTATATTGATATAATGGTTTGTGCCTTCTTTATATTCCTGCATAACAATACAAGCTAATGGGCTTGTGTTAAAGTCAATTGAAAATATCAAAGGATATAGTGGATTATTTTCGCAAGGTTTTACGTGAATATCCTCGTTAAAATTGTGCATAGCCACATTTTGTACCTTGTCTGTAAATTGAGCTAAATATTCTTGCTCAAATGCAGTCATCGGCAAAGATAATCTGGCCTCTTCTACTTCGCTTTTATCAATAAAAGGATTAGAAACAGTAGGCATCTGAAATGATTTCCAATTATCTAACTTATTTTGATAGTTAAAAAGCTCAAAAAAATAGTGATTTTTGCCTTTTGGAGTTGATAAAAAGTAGGCGTCTCCTTTATAATCTGTCAATAAAGGCCTTATAGATTGTTCCCACGCTTCTTGTGCTTTCATTGTATTGAGCATCGCATACTCATCTAATATTACTCTATGATATTTGCGTCCCCTTACAGAATCAATTGAGTCCAAACTCCAACAATCTAATATACCGCCTGTAATTGTTTCAATTCTTTTGTTTTGCTCATCTTTTTTAGCTATAATATCCTTACAAATTAAAACAACCGACTTAAATACTTCTCCAAGCATTTTATATGTAGGGCAAAAATAAGCTATTCTACTACCGTGTAATAATCCAATTGCTAATTGATTGTCATCTATTATTAATTGCTCGGCTAATGCAGTTTTTCCAAATCTACGTCCACAAGCTATAACATTAAATCTTTTTCTATCTTGTATTATTTCTTTTTGACCAGCGTGTAAATTATTCAATAGAACTCGCATCTCTTCTTATTACTTCTATTACGGTATTTGTGTTTTCTACTTTTGTTATGGCATAATCACCCTCTATTTTTGATATTTCACTTTGTAAATCTTTTATTGTTTTACGCAACAATGATTTTTCGCTAATGGTCAAAGGTCTTGTTATTAATTCGCCATTGCTTTTGGTTTCTTCGGTAAATCCGTGAGTTAATTCTTTTATGCAATTTTCAATTTCTTTTTGGTAAATTTCAAGACGCTCAATTTTGCTCTTTATAATCGATTTAACGGCCTCTTTTTCTGCAATGATAGTTTCATTGAACTTTGCCTCATTAATTAAACTACGGCGCTCTGAATATGTTTCTTGAGCAATTAACCAATATTTATTAAATGATTGTTTTGTTAAGTCAAATTTAGTACAAAAAAGTATACATACATCATTATATTTGACGTTACCTTTTTCAAGCTCTTCTATAATAAAATCAATGTATATTTCTTTACTCATTATACCAATTCTACTTTTACGTCTGTATTTTCTCTAATTTCTTTTGCTACATTTGGATTGTTATCTAAATGGATTTCAATTCCTAATGCTTTTAATGTTTTCCATTTTGGTTTGCCACAGGTAAAATACACTCTATATTGTGGTATTCCTAATTCTTTAGCCAAATCCAATGTTTTTTGATTTTGGCATTGACCAGTAACTATATAAATTACATATATAGGATTACTTTGCTTTTTTTTCAAATATGCTTGACCTTTTTCGGTGGTCAAAGTACCATCTACATCAAAAGAAACTTTCATATTTTAATAAATTAAATTATTATAATCGTTTAAAGCGTTGTCATCTTTTACAAATTGACCATTAACCATCTTACCAGTTCTTTTTGCAATTACATTATAAGCTGACTCCAAACAATCTTCAAGTTTTAATCCTTGCATTTCGGCTTGTATTATAATCGTAACCAAAATATCACCTAGTGCGTCAATTATTTCTGCTCTATTATCCTCAAGTAAAGCATCATTCAACTCATTAACTTCTTCAGCTGTTTTATTCCATTGAGCCAACGAAGTTCCTTTTTCAAGTATTCCTTTTTGGTTTGCCCACTCTATTATTAATTTTTCTAATTCTTGATAATTCATAATATTATTTTCTATCTCTTGCCCAAAATAATGATACAACTATTAGTATAAAACTTATTGATAATATTTCCATATTTTACTTTTTAATTACTATGCCTTCGCCACCCTCTGGGCAAGCATCGATTTCTTTTTCTTTTTTTTCTTGGCGTTCTTTTTCTGCTTGTACTGTCCTATATAAATTAAAGTAAATTCTGCTCATTAAAAGTCTATTTTTTGAGCTTAATTCTGACTCTTTATGGTGAATATTCATTATTTCCTTTGTAAATAGGTTAATTTCATCTAATCCTAATTCTTTTAAAAACTGAATGTTTCTGTCGTGTCTATTAATCTCAAAAATCTTATCCAATCTGGCCTGTAATAACTCTTCCATAGTGCAAATATAGGTATTTTTTATTTAATTATTAAATAAATTATTGATAATGACGCAGAAATAGATAATCCAAAAATAGCTCCTTTAATAAATGAACTTAAGCCAAAAATATTTATATTATTTTCTAATTTAGTTTCTGTATCTATTAGCTTTAATTTAGTTTCGTGAAGTTCATCACACATTTTATAAAATTTTTCATTTTGTGATTTATAAATTTTATTTATATTGTTAATACCCTCCTCATATTTATCCAAGAAATTATCCTTTGAATAAGCAAATATTTTTTTATTATGATTTCCAAAATCAAAAACTACAAATTCTTTTGTCATTGCTTTTTTAAACTCGAGCAATTCCATATACTCTTCTGTACTTACTATTGATGTTCCTTTTTTCATTTTTTTATTGTTTATTTTTCTATATATTCTTTTAAATATAAGTCAATTACGACCTTTGTTTTTTCTAAATCTTCTTTAAATGCACCTTTTTTTCTACAACGTGTAATCCTTTTTATAATATCAAACTCCCACGAGTTTAAATTATGGTCTTCGGCAAACTTATATAAACTACCTTTTGAATTATCGTAGTATTTTGGTGTTTCACTTGAGCTTAAATTGATAAGCAGTCTTTGTTTGTCTATAAGATTTTTTGTGTTTATAGGTTCTTTTCCAAGTTTTTTTTCAGATTCAATTTCAGTTTCTTTTTGAATTGGTTGTATAAATTTGTAGTCTTTTACAAAAGCAATAAATGTATGTGGCCCAAAGTTAAAAACCTCTTCATTTTCTAATAGTTTAAATTTAACATCGGTTACTATTATATCACCATTTCCATCAGCTATAGGATTATCTTGTGCCTCAAAATCTAAAATTTCACCTACAATACCATATAACTCAGAACCAAATTTCATTCCCACTTTTATAAAAGATAGGTCATAAATATTTTTTATTTCAAAAACATTTCTATTTTCCATTTTTTTATTTTATTTTTTAGAATGGCAAATCATCGCTTAATCCAGAATCATTTGTTTGAGATTTTGGTGTAAATTCCTTTTTTGGTGCTACTGGATATTCTTTTGCTTTTGAAAACACTACAGTACCATTTCCTACATAGTTCCTAGCAGTTTTTGCATCTCTTTGCTCTTTTGTTTGACTTTCCCAAGCTGAAACATTGTTTCCAAATTGGTCTACATTCTCATTTACTGAAATAGTAATGCTCTTTTTTAACTCTTTTACGTACAAATTGATTAACATTTTTTTATAATTTTAATTTTTAAATAATTTTACTTTATAAATCCTAATACATCTTCAATTACAATTTCAAAAACTTTCATTTTGTAATTTGATTTTTTTATATTATTTTAAGCTCTTTTGCTATCTTTTTAAGATGATAATAACGTGCTTCAAATTGGTCGCTTCTTCTATAACCTGCTAAATCCATAGAATCTTTGATTTTTTCTATTTCAATTTCCAATTCTGTTATAGCTTCTATCCTTTGTGTATTGTTTATTGCAATTTTGTATTTAGTAATACAATCAGATAGATGTTTTTCCTCTGTTTTTTGACCTTGTTGTAGCAATATCCTTTGTGCTATTTCTTTGAGTGTCATATTATTAAATTTTGGCAAAGATACAAACATTTATTTAAAATGCAACTTTTTTATGTATTTTTTAATATTTTTATTTTTTGTCTATACTCTTTTATCAAATCTTTTAAGTCCTCAATAGTGTATTTTTTTGAAATATTTCGCAAAGATACCAGCAATTCATAGTTTTCTTGACCTATTCTTTTTGGCAATCTTATTGCATATTCTAATATATTGCCGTGCAAGTATAAATTGCATCTTATGCACGAAGTATGTACATTTAACTCATTAAATCTTAATTCTGGTGTAGAACCTACTGAAAAAAAGTGGCTTGCATTTGGAGATTTGACCTCACATCCACAACTTATACAAGGTAAACCTTTATCTCTTAAATTTATGTATTGATTAAATATACTTTGAGCTAGCTTTAAATATTCAGCCAACGTCATTACTTCTTTTTTACCTTTTACTTTTTCCTTTTTAGCTACCTTAATTTTTGCATCTTTTATAGCGCAATTATTACTGCATACTTTTTGAGTAGTTCGGTATGGAATAAATTCTTTTTCGCAAATTACACAAATTTTAGGTTTAATCTCCATACACTTCAGATTTCAATTTGTAAAAACGTTTATTGTTTAATTCTATCAAGTACATTATCTCATTATTTTGACTTATTGCGACTGCTAAAATAAAACATTTTTGCCTTTTTTTTACAATTTTCTTTTTTTCTGTAGTTGTTATTTCAATATATGCATTTTTAGGTTCTATATCTATACTATATCTTTGCGAAAATATCAATTTTTCTGCCTCTTCTATACTCATTTTTTTAAATAGTGATAAATATTTGTATGCGATTTAAATCCAAATACTTCCTTTAAAGCTACAATAGAAAATTCATTTTGCCTCAAATCTTTTAAAAATTGAATCCGAAGTTTTTTATTACTCATATCAATCCCCTCAGATAAAATAGCATCCTGTATTTCTTTAATTTCTTTTTGCGTTTTATCGCGCATTTTTTTAGTTTTTTTGAGTTTAATTATAATTTCATAATCATCTCCTAGTTTTTGTCTTAATTCTGCTTTTATTTGCTTAATTTGCTCGTTCATTTTATATGATTTGTGTAATTTGAAAAATAATATCGGTAAAAATTGGGTCTTCTGTATATATCCAGTCTTCCGCTTTTTGACAAGCGTATGGTATTGTGGTGTGGTCGCGATTAGTTAATACGTGAGCAATTGCTCTAGGTCTATATCCTAATCTATTTCGTAAGCAATAAATCAAAGCGTATTTTTCGGCTACATTTTCCGAATTTCTTTTTCTTAAATTTTTGCAAAAATCTAATTTATCTTGAACCAATTGTAATATAGACTCTATCTCAGATATTTCTTTGATAATTTCCTCACTATAATTTGATTTTTTGCCTCTACAGATAAAAGTTATTGAATATTTATCTCCAAATAATTCCTCCGTATATTTTTTTATTAATTGCTTTTTTTGCTCTTCCTCATTAATTTGTGCCTTTTTCATATTAATTATTTAATTGTTAATATTATGCTAGTACCTGCTGTTCTAATTGGTGGCTTTACTGTTAAGATTTCACCAGTTTCAGAATCAGTTATCTCCGTTGGCTTTGAAATTGCTTTTAAAAGTGCCTCCATTGTTTTCTGCTCACTTTCAATTTCCTTTTTTTGTGAAATTAAGCTATTGTATGGTGCATAATTACATTTTGAATAGTCGTATTTAACACCTGTTTCACGAACATTAATCTCATATCCATACATTATCTCACCTTTGATTTTTTCAGCTTCATTTAAAGCAGTTTCATTACTTAATTCCTGCAACATTTTAGATAACATTTCTAATTTCTTTGCAAAAATATACAAATCCATTTCGTAACCCTCTGAATTTTCAAATAAAATCCCAGCCAAATTTTCTAGTTCTGACTTGCTTGATTGGGTTATTGAATTTATATGCAAACTATCCATTTTTTATATTTTAATTTATTAATGATTTATTTTTTAAATATATAATTTATTTTATTTTTTTTATAACAACTTTAATAAAAAAATTATTAAAGAACATTCCAAAATAAAACATCATCCGAATTTTTATGCTTTACACATAACTCAAATGCTTTTAAATCATAGTTAGGCATCGATGGGAAACCAGCGTTAAACTTACTTAACTTATCAAAAGACTTTGGATATTTTAAAACTGTTAATCTTTCGTGTTTTCCAGTATATTCAGCTCCAACTTGAACACCATATATTTTAGCTGTTTTTGTAGACAATAAAATGCTATCGACAAGTGTTCCACTTCCTATAGCACACCAAATCTCACTAGGTTCTTTACCCAATTGATTTATAACTTGTACCATTCTATTTCCTATCAATTCCTTATTTTCAATTGTATTTGCCCCAAATACCAGCTTTTTAGCTCCAGTAAGTAAACAATAATCTTTAGCGTGTTTTTCAACTACTGTTAAATATCCATAAGGTATTTCAACAACATTTGCACCATATTCGATACATTTTAGCGTGTTTGGATGCATCTCTTTTCTTTTTGCACAAAATATAGTAGCTTTTTTATTAACGCTTTGACAATATGCTGATAAAGCTATTTGAAAACCACCATAAACGGGAGAAGCATAAACATACTCAAAATCATCTCCAATTATTGAAGGCATTAAAATGCTCTTTGTTCCTCCAGTCAATAAATCATCTCTCAATACATTTATTCCTTTATGTTTTTCTATTGTAATCATTTTATGGTTTTTTAAATATTAATACGTTTTGATGCACTTTCACAAGTTTTTTACCAGCAGTAAATTGTTTATCTGCTCTCATAGCTGCTGTATTTAATCCATTCTCTAAAAGAATAGCTTCGTTGTAAAGTTTTAATCCAGATTTATAAAAAGCCATTTTAGTAATAGTTATAAAGTCTTTATAAAATCCAGTTTTTTTATCTCTTACATCACCAACAACAAAAATTGCAAATCCATCTTTTTTTAATTTATCACAACTTTTTTTAATTATACTTTCATATTTTAAAATAAAATCATCATCACTTAATGTACTTAAATCATCATTTCTATCACTATAAACCTCCAAATCCATATAAGGAGGACAACTAAAAATCATATCAAAATCAAAACTCCATTTATTATCTAATAATACATCACTATCTCCTTCGTACCATTTTGGCTGATTGTCTTTTGATAAAATATCTAACCCTTGTTGAATATTACTTTTAACTTGCTCTGGTCTCAACTCCAATCCAGTATAATTAAATCCTAAAAAATTTGCAACAATTCCACGGACAGAACCACCAGCAAAAGGGTCTAATATTGTACCACCTTCTGGACAGAACCATTTATACATTAATTCGCATAATACGGGGTCAAAAATTGATGTTCCTGTATAACTTTCTCTTGGGTCAAATGCATTTAAACCTTGTGCTAAACATAAAGCACCATCGCGACCTAATTCGCTTTTAATACCTTTTTGTTTCCATAAGTTTTTACGTTTTTGCCAACTTCCACTAACTGCATCTAATCTTGTAAATGGTGGCTCAATATACTTATCTCTAAGCAAAGCATCTTTTATAATTTTGTTTCCAAATAAATCTACTTCCATTTTTTATATTTTAATTTATTAATAATTTATTTTATGAATTTAATTTTTTATTTATTTAAAATCCCAAATTGAAATCTTAATTTACCATTATTATCTTTGCATCCCAAATAGCTTAATTTACCATCTTTAAATTGCGAAAACCAAACCCATTCCTTTAGTTTAAAATTAAATGTAGGTTTTCCAGTTGATTTATCGAACTCGTTATCTTCAAGTTTAACTTGAATAATTGGATAATCATACAACTCTCGTCCAATCCCTAAATTAAAACAGGCGCGCTTAAAAGCATCACTTGCTTGACCTTTTTCTTTTTCAGTATTACTTTCAGTTCCTACATCTTGAAGCCAAACCCATTGTGATATATCTTTATTGTAAATTCCTACAGAGCAAAACAAATTTCCATTAATTAAATCATATTTTTTTTGCCAAAATCCAACGCCATAAACAGCATCCAATCGATTCATATCTACTCTAGCATCTTTGTAAGCTAATATCGTAGCATAACCACCTTTATTAATTGACTGAACTCTAAAATCAATATCTTCTATTGACAAAGGTGTATTTAATTGTAATCTTTCCATTTTTCTTATTTTACTTGTTTAATTAAATTTTCTACTGTTTCTGTTAAATATTGATTATATGGCAACAAATGTCGTTCTCCATTGTTAAATTCTATTTCTACTATGTTTTTTTCACATATTAAAATAGTTATTTTGTGGTCAATATCAATTGTAAATAATTGACGTGCTATAATTGTGTTTAATTTTTTGATTTCGTATTGCAAATTTTCCATTTTTTTAAGTTTTTATTTTAATAAATCATTTAATTCCATTATCAATTTAATCTCTGCATCTTCTAACATAGAAATATACAGCTCATTTGCTTTGTGATAGGGTTTATGCTGATAAAACTCTACATTCCTATCTTCTTTTGCTTTTGCTATCCTATTGACTATTTCAAGGATTTGCTCTTGTAATTTTTTTTCGTTCATTTTTTTATGTTTTAGTTGTTAAATCTTTGGTTTAAAAAGTATTCGAATAAATCGTAATTCTCATCTACAAATTCATAAATAGTAAGTTCCTCAATAGATATTTTTTCTGTATCAAGTCCTTTATCATACCAATGAATCAAATCTATTTCACCGTGAACTTCATCTTTGTATACATCTACTTCGTAATATTTAATTATATCGTTTTCTTTAAAGAAATTCAATACTTCTTTAGCAAAGTATGTTTGAGTAAATCCACAATCGCATTCGATATGAAACTTAACTACGTTTTTTTCTGATAATATCTCAATATTTTCTATATTCTTTTTCATATTATTATTTTTTAAAATAGTTTTTAATTTCATTAAATAATACGTTAGCAGATGCCCATATAAATACTAATGAAACAAGTGATATAAATGTAATTGCTGCTCCTAATACTTCTTTTAATGCTTCTATCATTTTTTTTTAGTTTAATTGTTATAAATTGTTTTGCAAAGATAAAGCACTTTTTACAATTGTCAAGAAAAAAATGTAAAAAATTGTATTTTTTTTAATATTCTTAATCTAGATTAAGTTTTTTTAGATAATTTTTATCTTCTGCATAGGTTTTTAGATTGTTTACATAGATTTCATACATTAATCTATCTAATACGCTCATCTGAATATTTGAATAAATAGCATAACCATTTTCGCATATTCCTATGTATGTGTGTCTTCTTTTGCTGGCTCGCATACCAAAAATATTGTTATTTTTTCTAACTACATTGGATTTTAAGTTTCCAGACTCCAATCTGTATTGTCTTTTTATTAAATTTTTATCTTTAAATGGCAAAATGTCGATGAAGCTATCTACTTTTTTTAATGTATTTAGATTGTGGATTTCAAAATCTATCCTTTCGCCTGTTTTAATATTTAATTCTATATTCTGCTGGTTTAATAAATTAAAAGACAAACAAATACTTGCAGTCAAAAATAAGGATATTAAAAGCAAAATATAAAACGGCTTTTTATAGCTATTTTCTACATTTTCAAATTGTAATGTTTCTTTATTGTATCGTATCATATTTACTCGTTTACTATTTCAATTGAATCTATTACCTCCTGCAGTTGTTTTTCATCTAAATATACCAATTTGTCGTGCAAATCCATATATAAAAAAATCCTTTCACTATTTAGCTCTGGGAATATGATATCAAATTGATTTCCCAAACAATTTTTAAGCTCTTTTTTGTATTGTTTGTTTCTGTTATAAATTGCATTTAATTGATTTTTAATTTTTAAATTTTCAAATTTTTGCAAACTCTCTACATATTCGTTTACAATTTCGGTAAAATGCGTTAATTTAAAAAGTCGAAAAGCATCTGGATTGATTTGTCCTTGATTCATTTTTTTATATTTTAATTGTTATTAATTATTTACTAATTGTTTTAATTCTTGAAGCGCTGCATATAATGGAGTTTCTTTGAATAATTCATATTCGTAATCCTTTATAGCTTCAATTCGGTGCATCGGATTTATTAATACTAAAAACTTTTTGTCTTTGTAGTCAAATATTTCATAATTTACATAGTCTGGAATTTGTTTTTTACTAGAACCTACAATAATATTCCCATCAATAACATCGCATTCCATTTTTGTAATTACAAATTTGTTTTCTTTTTCGTAATAAACGTCTACTTTAATTTTTTCCATTTTTAATCATTTTAATTATTATATAATTTTATTTCCACAAAGTGGATATAACATTGTATATACCTCGCTACCTTTTTTTAATTTCTTTTTTCCTATAAAAATATCATTTTCTAATATTTCAATTTTTCTTCCATAATATCCAATTATATCTCTATCTTTTTGTACATTATTAATACATCCTATAAATTTATTATCTTGGTAATATTCTTTAAAATAACCTATATTTTCAAAAGTTTCCATTTTTTTTAATTTTAAAATATTTTATTAATTATTTACAAAGCAAAAATAAAATGTTTTTTACAAATGTAAAGAAAAAAAATGTTTTTATTTTAAAAAATTAATCTACATTAATTCTATTATAATATTTTCATTTGGCATTGGAATAATTACATTAAACCACTCCATTGAAAAAGTCCTAATTTTATCAATATATTCTTCCCACTCAATTGTATTAAAATTTGTAGTTGAAATAGGTATCTGTATTATTTCGCCTGTAGCTTCATTTATTTGCTCTTTAAAACAATATTTTGCCTTTAATGCTTCGTGTATTTCAGTAGCAGAGTAATATTCTCCCCAAGCGTCCTTAAATGCGTCCTTCATTATTGGAATAACTATACCGTGATAAAAAGCATTTTGATTATTACTTCGTTTTTTTTTGCTTTTTTCAATTGTTATAACTATATTTTTTCCATCAAAAGATTTTATAGCTTCAGCAATTTTATTTCTATTTGTAGCTAAAATACCATCTTTTACAGAACTATTTATTTGTATTTTTTTCATAATTAAAATGGTGTTTCTGTAAATGAATAACTAAATCCATCAGCATCTAAAAAATCATTATCTTTTATCTTAATATCTTTTGCCTTAAAAGTTATTTCTTTTTGAGCTGGCTTTGAAATCCAAGAATTTTTATCAAAATTGTCCTCTATATTGTAGTATCTTTTTGAGTCAATATGATATTTAAATATAGAAGGTATAGTATTTACTTCCCCCCAATGGTCAAATTTAACTTTATTTACATATATGTGAGTCTGATTTTCTTTAAAATCTCTATAAACAGTTATTCCGTTGTCTGCTTTATCATAAAAAGTAGAGCTACCTTTTATATCATATAAATTTGGAACTCTTACCTTTCCTGTATTAATATCAACTCCCATTTTTGTAGGGTGTGCTACTAAAAAGCAATGTACCTTATTTTGCTCTAAAAAATTAGTTAATTTATCCAAAGTTTTACCAATTGAGTCTGTATCTATCTCAGCGTGATTTAATTTATTCCAAGCATCAATAACTATATAATCTAGTCCATTTCTTTTTTGAATTTTTCGTGCGCTTTCTAAAATATTATCCAAAGTAAAATCGTGTTCTGGTTTTATAAAAAACATTTTGTCAGATAAGTAACTTTGCACCTGCAAAACTTCTTCAATATTCATTCTTTTTTCCATTGGTGAGTCGTCCCAGGGCTTACCAATTATTTTTCTAGCCATTTTACTGAAGTGTAATTCCAAAGGTCTATTTTCTGGTGAATATAAAGCACCTTTCCATTTGTGTTTTATAGTAGCCATTAAAAGCATATAATCTAACCAATCAGACTTTCCGTGTGATGGTATTCCTGTTATAATTGTTAAATATCCTTTAACTATGTTTAAATTAAATCCTTTTATTCCTAAATCAATACCTTTATCCAATCCATTGTAATACAAATCGTGTATTTTTAACTGAATATCTTCAAGACTAAAAACACCACTTAATGGAAATTCTTTTGGATTGTTTACATTATTTAAAAATTCTATTGAGCCATACTTTATTAAAAATTCATTTGCATCTTTGCAGTCTTTCCAATCCAAAAACTTGCAATTTTCAGCTCCAAATCTTTCTAATAACTTATCTTGTAATTCTCTACCATCTTTGTCAGCATCTACTGCAATTACTATTTCTTTGTCTTCAAATAAATCAATGTAATTATTTAAACATTCATCCAAGCTACTTTTTGCACCATTGGGAACTGATATACAATTTTTAATACCTACCTCAACAAAACTTAAAACGTCAATTTCGCCTTCTACTATGTAAATTAAATCACTACCAATAATTGAATCAATGTTATAAAATATTTTTTCAGCATCTTTTGCCAATTTAAACCCTTTTAAAGCATCTCTATATTTAATATTAATTAATTCGTTTAAATAAAAATAATTAAACTGGATTGTATTAACTTCTTTTTCAAATTTAGGCATCCACTCTAGTCCTTCGCTTATTTTCATATTTTTTAAAGTAGTCTGACTAATTGCTCTACTTTCAAACCATTTTACAGCTTTTTCTGAAAGTTGTGTTTTGTTTTTCCAATCTGGCTTTTTATATTCTATTTTAAAATCAATCTTTTGACCATCTACTGGTGGCAAACCACCACTCCAATCACAATGGTTGCACCTCCAAACTCTTTTAATCATATTAACCGACAAACACTTGTCTGTTTTCTTTTTCCTTGATTCGCTACATTGTGGGCAAGTTGTTTTTTGCTCGCCTCTTAATTTTGTATCATCAATATCTATTCCGTAATCTATGTATTTTTTCATTTTTTTTTGTTGTTTATTGCAAAAATATAATTTTTTTTTTAAAGTGGCATCTCATAATAAGTTGGCTTCTCTTTTTTTGGCTCAATATACTTTAAAGTATTTAGCGCTTTTGACTTCCAATTTTTAATTTTTTTGCCATTTCCATCTATCCAATTATTAGATTCCCAAGAGTCAAATTTTAATTTCCATCCATATCTATAATTTTCAGCTACCAAATTAAGCTCATTATATTTTTCAGTTAAAAAGTTAAAAAATTCTTCAAACGTAGGTATATTATTTATTTCTTTAATTTCTTTATCTTCTTTAACTTCTTTAGTTGGTGTCGTTTGAAATTCTTCTGTGTTTCGTTTGCAATTCTTTTGCGTTTCATTTGCGTTTTCTAAACCTTGATAACTATCATATTTACAAATAGTTATGTGTGTCGTTATATTGTCAGAAATCAATTCAATCATTGAATCTTTTTGCAATAAATCAAAAAATCTTCTTACAGAACTTTTATTCCAATTCCACCTTTTTGACCAACTATCTAAAGATAATATACTTTGGCCTCTTTTAACTTCATATAATTTTCCTTTTATTAAAATTTTTTTATCTTCATAATTTACATTAATTAACAAATCAATCCAAGCTTCTAATTTAGAAAATTTTCTTTTTTCATTATAAATCCAATGCTCTGATAACGACCTATGTATTTTTATCCATCCTATCATAATTAATTAAATTAAAAAAGCCTCACAAAATACGTGTGGTAGTCCGTATCTTATAAGGCTTTAAGGTTTTTAAACCTTTTATCTTATCGCTTCTACCACAAAGCGTTTTATTAATTTAAAGTACAAATATAAAACATATTTTTTTAATTAGTAAAAAAAAATAGAAAAAAATAGAAAAAAAATAGAAAAAATTAATCTAAATTAATTTTTTAACTATAAAAATCATTGATATATTTTGTATAATAATACACAAATATGTTATAATTCATCATACTAAATTCACAATTCCTGTGCCTAATATAGTAAGCATAAAGATTTTGCAATGGTATTTTTTCCATAGTTAAAATATATGAGATAATCTTGCTACTTGACCAAATTCTTTATGATGTATAAATCCTTCAATTGCTTTTGGAACACCTGTATAGCCGTTTCTGTGATGCCAGCTATCCGAACCGCTTGGACTTCTTAAACTTTCAATCGTAACTCCTATAAAATCCTTTGCAGTTTTATGATGTACGTGATGCGTATAAATATACCTATGTTTGCATTCACTCCATTCTTTACTTTCGTGTGCCATTAATAAAGGTAAATCTCCTTGTTTTGCTCCATCTCCGTGAGTTGTACCAATTAAATTATCGTAATACCTAAAATACTTTCGGTGATTAATATTGCAGTCAAAAGTAATATTTTCGCAATTCCTAAAATATGTTTGTATTACATCTGCTAAAAAAAAACCATTGGTATAATCGTGATTAGATGGATTAAAAATAAAATGAACGTCTGCAAATGATAAAAGCGTAGATAAAACATCAATATAAAGCTGTTTTGCTATTAAAAAATTATCATACCACATTCCATCAGTATCTTGTGGCGTTCCGCTTGTTGTTTGTCGCTTTGGAGTATCAATATGCAAAATATCGTTACCACCTACAAAAACTATTTTGTCAATGTTAAACCCAGAACTCTTATCTAAAATCCCTTGTACACCATCTAAAACGCGTTTAACGGCTATATTGTTATTATATTCATCGTTTGTTTCAAATGAACTAGCTAATTTACCTATATGAATATCAGCTGGGTCAACTACTAATAAATGACCTTGCTCAATATTTTGCCTTTTAATTTTTGGGAATTTAGGAGAATATTGCTTTAAATCTTCTATGATTTTATTATAAAATTCTGTTTTTTGACCTGCACCTTTGAATAATGGATTGGTAACAAACAAACTAGACTCATCATTTTTTAACCAAGCGTGTTTGATTGTGCTTACATCGACTCCAGCTTTATGTGCCTCTCGAATTAAACCTACAGCTTTTTTAGCTTCGTCTACAATTTCCCTAGATACTTTAATATTAATATATCTTGAGGCGTCTGTTTCATTTTTGCAGGGTTTACATATTAAACCTACTTTTGGGAACTTAACTTCTCCCTCTTTTTTGTTGCATTTTTTACAAACTTTCATTTTTTTTCTTTTTTTTATTCAGTAAAATCAATTTCAAATGTAGAATTTTGCAGATATTGTAATTCTTGTGGATTAATTTTTTTACCGTTTATAACTGCTTTTAAAATAGATAAACCAATTGTAGTGTTAAAAGTCAAAAAGTCTATTTCTTCCTCTAAGTCTTTTATTTTTGCTTTTAAACCCAATATCTCATTTGGGTCTGATGGCATTATATGGTCATCTTTCATTCTAATTGTTTGAAATTTATGCAAATATACAATATTTTTTAACAATGCAACTTTTTTTTAAATTAAATAATAAAAAAAAGCCACCCTAAAAGGATGGCTAAATAAACAACTGAACTAAAAAAAATGATAAGAATGTTATTCTTATTAAACAACTATGCAAAAATACTAATTTAATTTTAAATCAATAATAATTTTTTCAATTGATATTGTAACCTGTCTTGTAAGTTTTACCGCTTCTGGGTGTGTTGCGTAACCTGCAAAACAAATTGTAGAACCTTGGTCATAAGCATTTTTTGCGTCAAATGCTTTTGAATATCTAGGATTTTTAACTAAAAACATACAAAAATCATAAAAAGACTCCGAAGCTGTATTGTATTTTCTAAAATAATCCTGTACTTTATATTTGAATAATTTGCGAACTGCATCCCAAACCACGCTCAATACTTTTGGGTATTTTACATTTTTTGTTTTATGATATTCGTGAGTAGTTATAAGTATTTCGTTTCCGTTTACTCCATCAAAATCTTTTATTCCAAAAAAGTTATTTCCTACAACGTGCTTTCCCCATCCAGACTCTATTGCTGCTCTTGTTAAGATTGTGGCTGGAAATACAACCTTTCCTTTTTGAGAATAAATTAAATCACTTGCTTTTTTAGCTTCAGAAAAAAAAGTTTTTACAAAGGTATTTTTATCCATCTTTTTATAATTTTATTTTTAAATATTTCATAACTAAAAATGCAAAGTTTGTAATTAAGTAGAATAAAATTCCAATTACAACTATAAACCCAAAACCCATCAATACTATTTGATATTTTTTAAATTCTTTTTCCTTAAAAACTATTTCTTTTTTTACTTTACCAACCTCTTTATTTATAATTTTATCTTTATAGATATACTTTGTTTTGGTAATTATTTCGCCATTAGTTTTCTCACCTGTAATATAAACAACTTCATTGCTATCATTACATTTTAGCTTAATAGTGTCGTATTTTACAAATGAATCAATACTTATAATGGTATCAAGTCTAATAATCGTAGAATCCAATGGCAAATTAAGCTCTTTTTTAAGCTCATTAATCTCAAATTCTAATTTGTTTGCTTTCTTTTGCTTTCTAATTAGTTGCTTTTGACTACTACAAGAAGTCAAAATCAATAATAATACTAATAATTTTTTCATTTTATTCTGTTATTTCGTTAATATCTTTTTTAAAGCTTTTTGCTTTTTCAATTATATCCTTTAAAACAAAAATAAAAGGCCTGTTACCTAATTTTTGCGAAGTTTCATCGATTGACTTCATTTCGATATAAATCCAAAACAAAGAAGTAACTTTTGCTATTAAAAGTTCAATACCAAAAATAATATTGCTATTTATTATATACTTGTCAATACAATATGCCAAAAATACACTACCTAAATAGAAAAATGATTTAACTACTATATTGAATAATTTATGGCTTTTAAACGAATAAAATCCATTTAGTTTAATACTTGTATATATTGCGAAAAAAGTGTCTGAAAACACAAATAAACCCACTAAAAACAGTAAACCATTTATGGGAGATAAAAATGCAAATATACTTAAAAATAATGTTTTCAAAAAAGCTATAAAATATTCATTATAATTTCTCATTTTAATTAATTGACTTGATTAACAGTTAAGATAGCAGAAGCTGCACTCGGTGGTGGACTCCCAGCAGGATAATATTCCATTGATACGTTTGTGTGGTCTGTTGTAGACCATACTAATTGATAAAAATCTCCAGCGTTTGCTTGTACAAAATAATTCCAAGCTGCTATAATAGTTCCCGGTCTACCTCCGTGTGAGTTTGGAACTGAAACAAAACCAGCAGTAGCAGGTACATCTTCTGCAGTAGTTTCACCATTTTTTCTAATCCAAATAGTTACATCTTCTATTTGATTGTGTAAATTTTGAAATTGAAAACTAAATTGTATATTATAAAATCCAGCTTTTTCAAACTGGATAAAAGTTTTATCTCCTAATGAATCAGCTTCTATGCTAACACCATAACCTCCAATATCTATCGTGTTAAATTTTACTCCATAACCGATATTACTAGCAGCTGCATATTGAGTTGCGTCATCTTGAAACGCTCCAAAAGATTTTGAAACTGCAGTTGTAATATAATTATAAACTGCGCTTGTACTTGGATATTCTGTATCATTAATTAATTCTGGAACTATTGTAGTAACTTTATTAGCTACATTTTCCGGTGTATATCCTAATGCTGTAGTTACATCAGTATCTAGCAATGTTACATCTCCAGTCCTTTCATTAAAACTTGTAACACAGCCATCACTAAAAACAAGTTGATGCCAAGCTGAATCGTAATAAATAGACAAACTATTTAAAGTCGTATCAAATACGATTAGGCCATCTTCTGGCGTTTCTATTTCGCTTTTTTGACTTGTATCCATTCTAGGTGGCAAAAACCCCTTAGAAGTAGAATTTAGGTTTAATAGAGCCGATATTGAATCAGCTCCACCTCCTATTATAACATTTCCATCTGCTGTTATTCTTAATCTTTCCTCATTATTTGTTCTAAAAGGTAAATCTACATAGTCATAATTTCCAATGTAATTAATTTCTGGATTTATGCCAATATTTCCTCTTAAATTCCAACGGTCAATATCTATTTGAATAGCATTCCCATCGGCATCAATAAACCAATAAGTTTCATTCAAATAATTTCTTACCCATCTAATTCCGGCCTCATTTCCAATTTCTAATGGGTCGGTGTCAGAATATTCCCATAGGATAGAATTATTTTCAATTTTAGAAATCCTATCTAAAACTCTATAAATATAATTATCCTCTAATGCCATTTTTTAAATATTATGCAACTACTGTCCAACCTTTGCCTATCAAAATAGATTCTAAATTAGTTCCAGAAACTGAATTTGTATTATTTTCAAAATATATTGTTCCTGGTACAGGTGCTATATACATTAAATTTGCCCAAACTTCCGAAGCTGCATAACCAATTGTAGTAAATTCGTTTTCACTAAAATTCAAATAATCTACATTGCTAGGCAATTTTAAATCTGGTGTAAAAAATCTTAAATAGTTTCTAAAAAAGTTTATTTCTTCAAGTGTAGAAGGTAATTTTTTAATAGGATTAAATTCTCTCAATTTATTTGTTTCAAGGTTTAATCTTATCAATCCTTCAACTGTAATATAATTAACATTAGTTAAATCATATGAATTAAAATTCAATTCATTATTTGACAATGAAGTTATATTTGCTTTAATATTAGTACCATTTAATTGAAAAGCATCAGTAGTAACACCCAATGCAGCATTAAAACTTGCTTGGTCTGTTATATTTTTATTAGCCCAATTTTCTGCATCTACGTCAAAGTTGTATTGATTTTCATTTTTTACAAAAGTGTATGAATTACCAAATCCACAACATCCGTTTATTATAGCCATAATTTTATATTTTAATTTTTAACAATTTATTAGTGTTTTACAGATAATTTCGTTTACCTCTATATCTGCAATTATTACTTTTTTATTTAATCCTTTCAATTTTTCTTGTTTCATATTTAACACTGAATCTAAATAAAAAGTTTTAACTTTAATAGACACAATATTATCAATCCTTTTTGTGCTTTCTACATTTGCTAAAATGTTTTTAATATCGTCAAAGCATTTTTTAGGGTCAAACATCAATACTAATTTATAATCAGTACGAAAATAATTAGACACATTATTATCTTCTATTTTGCTGCTTTTTATTTGTCTTAAATAACCTCCAAAATGTTTGTTGTCAAAAATCAAATCAGAGTCAAAATTATATAATACAATTTCGCCGTTTTTTTCAAATTGGAAAACGTGCGCAAGTTCTATTTTTATCAAATCCGATATTATCTCGTTAATCATTCTAATCTTTTTAATAAATTTTCTTTTTCATTTCTACTCAACTCAAAGAATGTTTTAAAATTTCCATTTATTTTATTTAAACTTTCTTTATTTACATCTACATCAAATTGTAATGGGCCTACTTGTCTTATTCCGTTTGTAAAATCTAATTTTAAAAAACCTCTTAACTCTAATGGTGGACGGCCAATTGATGCTTTTAATTCTTTATATCCATCTTCAAAATATCTTGTTTTGCCACTCTTTGATTTTCTACCAGTATCTTTAACTCCTTCTAATGAAGCTCTACTAATCCATAATGGCTCGGTGCTATATGGTTTTGGCGCACCTCCATTTGCATCTTTTTGCTGCTCAAATATTCTATTGACCATTTCATCGTGTGTATCTAAAACGGCAAAATAGAACTTTTTTTCAATTTGCTCTAGTTGTTTTTGCAATATATCTTCTATCGTTGTCATTAGGGCAAATTAACTGGAAAACTAATTTTATTGCAGCAATTAAAACACCCACTTTCTAATAAGCTCAAATTCAATATTTGCAAACCAAATTGTGTTTCGTATTCCGCTTTTAATTCGGCATAGTCTTCGGCTTGCATTATTCTTTGATTATATTCTCCACTAAATTGACCTTCAGTTATTAAAATAGAAGCTATTTTGTAAGCCATAGCATTAACAAAAAGCTCTTTATTTTGGCAAATAAACTCATTATAATCGCATCCCATTGAATAATCAATCATAACACCATTTAATGCGCTACAACCTAAAACCTCGCGTCCTTTAATTGTTTTATCCTCAAAATATATTTTTACATATTTAAAAGATTTATTTATCGTTTTTATTGTTGTTTCACCACTCACAACTTCTACCTCTACTACATCTAATACAGCTAACTCGTTTTCAAAAACAATATTAACTGTTCCTGTAAATTGCACATTTACTACTATATTATTGATAGTAATCATTGAATATTTATCTCTTGGCGCTTCAATTTCTACATAGCTACCTACAGAATAATAGTTTTTATCAAATCTATCTCCAATTCTAGCGTTTAACTTTCTATTTTCTTTGCCACTTTTTGCTAATAATTTGACTACCATTTCTTGGTAAGCCATATTTGTTGCGTTCTCAATAGTTCTATAGGGGTTTTCAAACCAACTAAAGATATCTTTTGAGGATAAAGAAGGGAAGAAATCCTCCAATACATAAGCATCGGAGGACTCATCCTTTCTACATTTTAATAAAGTAAAATCTATACAACTCAAAGTTATTAGTTTACGATTTTGAAATATTGAATACCATTTACTCCTTCTCTGTTATCACCAGCACAGAAGTGTTGTGGGATATCCAAAAGAGTTTCGTTGTAAGCCAATGTATAGATAACATCACCTGTACACTCATCAAGTTTCCAAGTCATATCAAATATACGTCCAGTCCAAGGAGAAGCAATTGTACCTCTGT